GATAGCGTCCCAATCTATATTCATTGGCCATTACCATTTGTTACTGTGAGCTCACCTAAACGCGGAACACTCATAGCGCTTGTAATATCGTTTTGTTGCCAATTTAACGATTCAATACCTTCAAATTCACGGTGTAACTCTTGGCTTAGGCGACTAAAGCTAAATCGGCTTTGTGGTAAAGTTCGTGTAACGGTGTAATTAGCATTTTCTCTAAATGCACACCGAATAAAGTTTTCAACGTTACTAAGAAGCGCCAAAACTTCTGAATCAAGCAAGTAACTATAGGGATAAACTGTCACACCGACATTACTAGTCACGCCTGGCATTGCTAACACGAGTAAATCATCACCGTGACCGTGATAACCTTTATCCATGACATAAGTATTTAACTCATCAATCAGTACTTGGCTTGGCTCACCTGTATCTAACAAAATATACGCGTTCGCCGTACCTGGACCACGCGGCGCATCATGCTCAAAGTAAATATTGTCAGTATCTAGCCCGCTACGCTTTGTTAAAATCGCACGGTATACCGCATCGATGTGCCAAGGTGCAGCAGCAGTAAATGCGTTGCGGGTTCTTAGTTTTAATTCTTCGTTTGTTTCGGCGTCAGCCCCCAAAACATCAAGCCACTGATCATCATTTATTGCGCTACCAATTCCGGTGACCGACTCCGGTAATATATGGTAATACCCTGCCCCTAGGTTGTAGGCCGCGCCTGCAAATTCAGCGATAACGGGAACTAAAACACTGGCTTGATTTTCCGGTAGAATTACATCGTCAATTGTCAGCACGCGATACACAGTACCGTTAATAGCATCAGTCTGCACAACGGTTCCTGCGCTAATTAATAGGCTCGGTCCCGCTTGGGCTGCACGGTTAAATTTAACCTTACCTTGTGCACGCTCCATATCTTTACGAGTTAAATCATGTTCCCATGCCTTTGCATCAATAAAGCTGTCATCCGTGGCTGTTTTTAAAAACAGGTTTGGGAGTATCTTTTCAATCAGTACCTTGTTAACTATCCAGTTAGCCGGCTTTGCAACAATGGCGCTGATTACACGCCAAAACGGTGAGAACGGCGAGTCATTTGCAATAATGCTGCCCTCGGCTTCAACGTCTTCTTTAAATAAGGCTTTCCAGCCCTCTTCAGTGGTTGGAATGCCCGCATTTTCTACAATGCGCTTAAAATCAATGTTCGCTGTTTCATCAGCCATCACTACGCCCCTATGATCAACGATGAAATATCACCAAACTCAATGGTTTTTGCATATACCCACCATTGCCCTTTTTTAATTTCGTTTTCGGTCACTTGTACCGTGCCAGGCATGATCCGCTCATCATCTTCAACCAGTAATTTGATACGGGTTTTTGTGTCATTCGTCACACTGGTTCCCCTATCGCTTACCAGTAAATTGGCAAGGCCTGTATCTAAAATCGCATGCACAATATCTTGTGCTATTACTTCACGATCAGTTAAGTACTGTGGGCTTAGTCCTGCATCTAACACCACATCACCACGTAAAATGTGAAGATCACGGTAAAGGCTCATGAATGCATCTCCACAAAGTTCATGTAACTGCTATCACCTTTTGCAGGGTATACATTCACAGTGCCAACAGAGGTTGATTTCTGTTGGTTAGCATTACTGATCTGTTGGGTTATACCGCCCTTAACGGTTTTACCTTCAAGGGGAGCAATCGCTTCTACGCCTATCATTTTTTTCATACCCTCAAAGCTGGTATCAAGCTCAATTCCTGCTAAGTCGGCTAACTCTTCAATCGCCCACAATAGTGGGGCAAATAACACTTCAACCGCTTTCCATGCGTATTCAAGACCAGTTAGTAAAACGTTGATCCAGCTAATATCCGCAAAGCTAGCTTTTAAGTCGTCCCAGTAGTAAATCAACGCCCCCACTGCAACAATGGCCGCAGCAATAGCCGCTACAATTAAGCCAATCGGGTTTGCATACATCACAATATTTAAAGCAAACATCACACTGCGTAAGGTGCTTAGGCCTGCACTTAATGCGGTGGTGATCCCTGTCCATGTCATTGCCGCAACACCCCATGCAACCATAGCCATTTTGCTCGCGCCCATGATCACCGTGAATAAACCGCCTGCCGCAACAAGCCCCAATACTGCAACCGCTGCATAGCCAATCCACCGCGTTAAGGTTGGGAACTGCTCCGTAAACCACACAACATTGGTGCCCATATCAGCTATAATCCCCACAAAATCATTAAAGGCGGGTAAGATAGCTGCGCCCCATGCCGCACGTATCACATACCAGCTTTGTGCTAGTCGTTCGCTTTGGTCAGTCATGGCCATTGCCATTTCTTCGGCTTTTTGCATGCCGTTTACTTGCCCGAGTGAATTAATCGAGTCATTCAAGCCATTAATGTCTGTCAGTAATAACTTGATGGTTGATACGGCGTTCTTTGAACCAAAGGCTTTGGCAAGTTGATCGCCTTCGGCAACATCAATCACATCACCATATTTGCTGCGAATTTCCGTTAAAATATCAACCATAGGCAACATGCGCCCTTGGCTGTCAGTAAAGGTCAGTCCTAAAGCAGATTGTGCTTTACCTACCCCCGCTAAAAACGCGGAATATTTAGTCCCCGCTTCACTTCCCGACATCGTCGCTTGTAATGTGCCAAGAATTGCCATTTGTTCATACACAGCAATGCCTGCACTATTTGCATCAGCGCCAAGAGAAGTAAACGCCGCCGACATTTCACTACCAGTGGTTTTAAATGCTTGAACTGATTGCGCCGTCATTCCTGTTATTTGTTCAACCCAAGCACTTTTACCCATGGTTTCAGCTTGGTTTTTAAAAATGCCGTACATGGTGCCCATGTAATTAGTGATGGTGGCTGCATCTGATTTAGTCGCCGCAGCAAGTACGTTGCTCGACATAGTAAACGCTGATAAATCAGCATCATTAAGCCCAGCTATCGCACTTTGAATGTCATAACTTGAGCTCACGAACTCAGTCGCAGACTTGCCATATTTAAGGGCGTACTGATAAGAGGTATCCGTTAATTGTTTTAATGCAGACTCACGCACACCAAGAGATTTAACTTCACCCAGTACCCGATCCATTTCAATGGCGGGCATAAGTGCGTTTTGTAATGCGTAACCGCTGGCCGCAATGCCTGCCACACCTGACGCCATTTTCATGGTGCCCGTTTGGTAGTCACTTGATAGGCCATTTAAGCTATGGCTTATTTTTGCAATGGGCTTTGTGATTTGGTCAATCAACCCCACTGTAAACATAAGTGGCTGCGGTAAACTCATTTACTTTCCCCCAAAGGCTTTGCTAACTGCATTAATCACAATGGCTTCTAAATCTTCACGCTGGCGTTTTATCAGCCATGCTGCCCTTGCTAAGTTATGTTCGCTGTCATCTTCATGCGGTAAAAGATGACGACGAAACGTCAACATTTGCTCAAGCGGGTTGTTGCTAATGGCTTCAACCAGCGCGTCTATTTTTTTACGCTGATCTCAAGCGCTGGCGCAAACTCCTGTTGCAATAAACCTGCAATTTGCAGTGCTGCACCTGGTGATTTATCAATTAACTCTCGCAACTCTTTTTTATTGCTTTCATCGACTGTGCGCATCACTAGATTGTGCGCAGGTGCGACCTTGTTATTCGGCATAATGTCGTTGATATAGCCGTTGTAATCATTGGTGCTTACATTGAATTTAAATTCTTTACTGCCAATGGTTAGGGTAATGATCTGGTTCATGCTTTATTCCTCAAATTGGGTAATTAATAGTCTTTAAACTGTTTATGCCTTCACATTTTTTCTAGCAACTTGTCTAGCTTGGCATCCATACTATCTAGGCGCTTTTCAAACATCTTTTGTGACTCTGCGCGCATCATTTTTTGATGCTTTATTTCTTGTGCATTGGTATCGATGCGCTTATCTAAATCAGCAAAAAACCAGAAGCCACTAACAATCACAATCAAGGTCGTTAATACATGCGCAATGTTCACTTCTTTTTTTACATGCCAACCTTCGGTTTTAATTTCTGCCATTACTTAGCTACTCCTTTTACTTTTTCGATTGTCCTTAAGCTTGCTAGGCCAAGTAATGCGAGTGTTAATTCCATCATTACATCGGTCGGTAGCTCTGGCGTTCCTGCGTCTGGCCAAATCCACTGCAAAATTGGATTAATTAAGAAAGTAAATAAAAAGCCAAAGCCACACACCCACAGTAAAAAAGGTCTTGCCCCTGCCACAAACGTTGAGCGGTGTTGTGCTGCATGAGTATTAGCTAGCGCTTGCATTAACAGAGGTTTTTGCTTAATTTCTGCTAAATCATTGTTTAGCTGTTGGCGCTCTTCATCAGATGTAAATAACGCATCACCTGCTTTGCCAATCGCTTCAATCGGATTACCGCCCACTAAGTTTGAAAACCAACCCATGATCAATTTACTCCTTGCTCTAAATACCTGGCTTCACGCCAACGGCGTGAAGAATATCTATCACCAAAATCAACAAGTTCATCAATCATGGCTTGCGTGTTTTGCGTTATGGCCGTGCGCCAAAACTTAGGACAGCGTTTAGATAAATCACCATATTGAAACGCAACCGATGCAATCACGGTCTGCATTGGCTCTGGTAGTTGCTCAAATTTGATGACTGAATGCTTGTTGTATTTGTCAGCTAATAGAGTTATCGACTCAAACTTTGCGCACTTATCTATCAGGGTGGCTTCATCTTCACTCACTTTCAGCGGCATTAGGTTCAGCATCATCTGAGCGTGTTCACCATGTTGCTCGCAATACGGTAATAACTTATCTATCAATGAAGGCCGTGCGATAAAAAACATACGCTCTAAGTCTTCACGCGAACGCTGACCAATATCAAAGCCCGTTGCAATCGTTACACCCGACTTAGAATTAGCTGCATCAGGCACATAGCCTTTTAGTTGTGCGCCACCT